AGACCAATTAAGGCCTAGATGCTTCACAAAAGATCTATCAACTCTACTTGACGAAGAGCCATCTTGATGACAGTTTCCTAAAGACCACTGGTCAAATAAAGGCACTTACGGGAGACGATACAATCTTTGCGGAGTTTAAGGGGAAAGACGGTTTTTCGTTTATGAATTTTGCCAAGCTGATTTTTTCAGCTAATAAGTTGCCCAAATTCTCAGACTTTACCAGTGGCTTTATACGAAGATTGTACGTTGTTCCTTTTCCGAAAAAAATTGATAACAATTTCAAAAAAGAGTTTGATCTCAATCAAATCTATGATGAGATACCAGCTTTCAGCTATCAATGCTTGCGAGCGTTCAAACGTGCAATTGACCGCGACAGCTTATCAAAATCACCCAGCATGATAGCAGCTAAAGAACAATGGCTTAAAGATTCTGACAACATTGCAAGATTTATTGAAGATCGTTGCCGAATTGAATTAGATACAAACGGTGGCGATTCATCACGCAATATCTACAAAGCATATCAAGATTATTGTTGGGAAGAAAATATTAAACCATTTTCACAACCGGAATTTACAAGGCGATTAGAAGCACAAGGAATTCCTAGAAAGAAAGTACAGTTTAATAACACGAGAATATCGCGTTACTTGCATTTGTTTGTTGAAGACAGTTAAAGCCAGCCAACGAGTCACAAAACAAGGGCCACTTGGGACACATGGCTTTAAAACGTTGATATATCAGCAATGACAGTCTTAATCGCATGGACACTATTGGGACACTTCAGGGACACATTGCTGGACACATTGGCAAGTGTCCAAAAAAGTGTCCCAAGAGTGTCCCAGAAAGAGAAGTGATTTGGACATATATTTAGACGTGAAAACGTTGATATATAAAGGATCTACAAAAAAGTGTCCCAAGTGGCCCACCTTTTACCACTTGTTGGCTTCAACCATATGAAGAAGCTAAAACGTGGAGAAATATACGGCAATAGATAACAGCAACACATTGATGTTCCAAAAAAATCTGAAACACGAGATGGGGCGCACAATCTCTGATGAAAAACGTATTAAGATCATTATGGACAACACGGAAGGCCGGCAAGCACAAAGGCTGCGCGTCAATGGAAACAGACCACATGATTATGTACGGACATAGTTTTCTCGTTTCTAACGTGAACCACGTCAAAGACAAGCAAGTTTAAAACTAACCACAAGGAGAAATTGAAATGACAAAAACAGCATATCGCAAAGCAGCACTCGTAGACGTTAAACACGATCGGGACAAGTGGACTGAACTTGGAGTACTGGTGAAAGAACACTACTTAGTTCGCAGCATGACACCCAAAGACTGGTTCATCATTGTTAAGCAACGTGAAGGCTATGAAATTGAAGTATATCCAACGTTTGAAATGTCAGATGGTTTTCAATTCTCACACGTTAATCTATTGACACGATCTTCATATGGAAGCATTAGCCGCATTGCATACCATGAACTTTGTTCCTCAGCAAGTGACACCATTAGTTCAATTGACCGCATGATTGATCTTGCCAAGGATAAGAGATATTAAGAACCCCCAAGGCCGAGATGAAAGCGAAGTGATGCAAATGAGTGTGCCTTTGCACATTTGCATGCACCCCGGGTGTCGTCGCATGATCCCGTTCAATCAGCGCTTTTGCGAGGATTATAAGCAAGATAAGAACAAGCAAGCAACGAATCAGGAACGCATGCAATATGAAGAGAAGGAATTACGTTTCTACAAGTCAACAACATGGACAAAGCTTTCAAAGTCATTCAGGTTGCGCAATCCAACTTGTGCTAGCTGTTTGAAACGTGGGATTATTCGTCAAGCTGTGCTTGTTGATCATATTGAGCCAATCAAAACAGCTTATGGTTGGCAACACAGGCTTGATGAGAGCAATTTACAAAGCTTGTGCCAGACTTGTCATAACGCTAAGACCGCACGGTAGGTAGCACAACGCCGAATGAGATCCCCCGACAGATCGACCCCCGCCCTCAAATTTTAGAGCGAAAGAACGGTCGGCCTCTTTTCTTTTCGATGAATACCGAAAATCATAGAACCTATGTATAATCAATATGTTATAATTATAATAGATATAAACGAATACAAATTCAGAAAGGACGTTACACATGGGAGCACCCCTAAAATCAGTGACTAACCTAAGTGCACATTTATCCAAAAAGCAGTTAGCTGATCGTGTTGCCTCTGAAAAAGCACTGTTCACTTACAAAGAATTGCAAGTACAGCCCCCTACATGGCTTGACGACTATGCTGTGACCGATTGGCACCGTATTGTACCATTGCTCAAAAAAGACATTCCAGTTAGTGAACTAGATGCTGCCCTGATTGCCAGTCATTGCCAAGCCTATTCTGACATTCAGAAAGCTGCCGAGCTGGTTCAAGAACAAGGTATGATGGTTGAAACCACCGATAGTGTGAAAGCTAACCCAGCAGTTAAAATGAAGCTGGATGCCACAAATCAAATGATGCGCATTGACGAAGTATTGGGACTGTCAGTGTATAGCCGGGCGAAACTTGCCTTAAAGAGTGAGACTAAGAAGAAGCCTGACGATCCGTTCGCGGAGCTGGTGTCATCGTGAACTATGCGACTGAATATACCGACAAGGTGCTAAGCGGTGAGATTGTTGCCGGTAAAAAGATTAAGCAAGCAGCAAGACGTTATCGCAGAGACTTGAAAGCCAGCAAGCGCAAAAAGAATCCATGGCCGTATTACTTTGATGAGGACTTTGCCAACAAAGCCGTTGAGTTTATCGAACTGATGCCGGCACGTGATGGGTCACCACTCAAGCTAGAACTTTTCCAAAAATATTTGATCTCAGAGCTTTTCGGGTGGAGAGACAAAGAAACCGGAAATCGTCGTTATGATCGAGCCTACATCAGCATGGCGCGCAAGAATGGCAAGAGCTTCCTGATGGCTGATCTAGGCGCGCTGTATCTCCTCATGGAAAACAAACCAGCCATGAATCGCGAAATTGTCTACACAGCCAACAGTAACGCCCAAGCACATTTGGCTTTTGATATGATGTCTAGTGGTTTGCGTCAGGTCTCCAAGATATCCAAATCGGTGCGCGATCGTTTGAAGATCAATCGCAACGAAATTATCGACTTGCCGAGCAACAGCCGAGCTGTTCCGCTTGCGTCTGATCTGCACAGCCTAGATGGTTATCAAAGTGACTTGGCTATTATTGATGAGTTCGCCTTGGCTCGTACTGATGAGATTCTACGAACACTAAAATCCGGCCAGATCAACAGCGACAACAGTTTACTAGCCGTCATCTCGACCACGGGGCCGGACCTGAATGGCCCTATGTATAAAGAATATAAATTCGTCTCCAAAATCTTAACCGGTCGCGAACAAGCAGATCGGTATTTTATTGCCATTTTTGAGCAAGACAGCAAGGATGAAGCCTTTGCACCAGAGACTTGGGAGAAGTCAAATCCACTACTGGCTAATGCTGAAAGAGCAAAGACAATGCGGCCTAGCTTGCAAGCTGATGTTGATCTAGCAGCCAAGCAAGGAACCCTGCGGCCAATTCTCGTCAAGAACTTCAACATGTGGCAATCAGCCAGAGCAGACAGTTATATCAGTCTTGACGACTGGGAGAAAGCCACTATCGAGCCACCAGACACTAGAGAAAAGGACGTGTATATCGGGCTTGATCTCTCTAAGTCTAGCGACCTGACCAGTATTTCGTGGTTAGTTCCAGAAGATGGCTACCTGTATGCCGACAGCCACTCATTCGTGGGAACGAAGTACGGACTGGAAGAGAAAATCAAGCGTGACGGGTTCGATTACATCAGTGGTGCTAGTCGTGGCGAATGTAGCATTACCAAACTCGACAGCGGCATGATCGACTATGACGAAGTTTTGCGCTTCATTCTCGACCTGATCGAACGGAACCAGTGGAACGTGCGTTCCATCTGTTATGATCCCTTCGCCATGGGCTACCTGATTCCAGAATTTGAAAAACGCGATTTGCCACTGCTTGAGGTGCGACAAGGTGTTAGAACACTTTCAATTCCGACAACTCGTTTTCGTGATGATCTCTTCAATGGCCAGTTAAAGCACCCTGATAATCAGTCACTGGCCTATGCGGTCAACAACGCTATTCTGAAATATGACGCTAATAACAATCCAATTATCGATAAGGCCCACAACGCTACGAAGATTGATCCCGTAGCCGCACTGATGAACGCTTACACAATTGCAATGGATCAAAACAAGGAAAGCGAGGTAGCAGACAATGACTTTTATTCGAGCGATGACTTTGGTTTTTAATGTGCAGACCGTGCTGTTAATACTGGGACTGATCTGTATGGTTGCCGGGATCTGGTGGCTGTTCGGGTTTGGCGTTGGTATGTTAGCAGTCGGCACGGCCCTGATCTCCGTCGCAGTCATCATCAACTTTAACAAAGGGAGGTGAAACAATGAGCTTTTTCACGAATAGCGCGACACAACCACGCGATGACAACAGCGACCCGTTCTTAGATGCGCTTGTCAGCATGACCAGCAACGACAGCGGCTTATATGTGGGGATTGGTGCTTTACGTAATTCGGACGTGTTTACGGCCGTGCGCGTGATTGCCAGTGATCTTGCAACAAACCCGATTGAGTACAGTGACAAGCGTATCAGCGTGCTCCTTAACAAGGCACCCAATGACCACATGACCGCGTGGGCGTTCAAGTTTGCCCTAGCTGCTAACATGTTGCTGAATGGTAACAGCTTTGCACGGGTTACTAAGAACCCTAGCGGACAGGTCACTGGCTTCGAGTTAGTCCCCAACAGTCAAATGGTGGTTAAACAAGATAATACGACCGGCATTATCAGCTACGAATACACGCCTGACAGCGGCCGCTCACAGCGTTTAAATGCCAGCGAGGTCTTACACTTCAAGTGCTTCACACAAGACGGTTACAAAGGACTATCGCCACTTTATAGCCTTCATGATGAGGTCGGGGTACAAAAGTCTGGGCATGCGTTGCTGAAAGGTTTCTTTAACTCAGGTGTCCAAGGGACAGGCATTCTTAAGGTCAACAAGACCCAGTTAGACACCAAGGCCAAAGAAAACATCCGCAATAAATTTGAAGCTGCCAACAGTGGTGATAATGCCCTCAAGACCATCATTCTCGACAATGATATGGATTACAAGCAACTCGAAGTTAATACTGACGTGCTGAATCTAGTCAATTCTAGCGACTGGACAACGAAACAGATTGCTAAAGCGTTCGGGTTGCCACTGGATCGGCTGGGTATCGAAAGCGAGCACTCTAATGCCGTACAGTCTAACGTGATGTACTTGCAAAACACGCTGATTCAGTATTTTACCTGCTTCACAAGTGAGATGGATGCCAAACTGTCCACAGGTGACAACCGGTTCAGCTTCAACACTGACAAGCTGTTTTCAGCGGACCCAGCCACGATGCAAGAACTAGCAGTTAAGGGGCTGCAAGGCGGTGTTCTAACCACTAATGAAGCACGAGCCAAGTTAAACCTGCCACCAATTCCCGGCGGAGATGAAATTATGGCCAGTCTGAACTACACGCCACTAAGCAACCTGACAAGCTATCAAAACACAAGACAAAGGAGTGATCCAGAAAATGAATCAAGATGACGTAGAAAAACGTCTGAATCCTAACGCTGGTCTAACTGCCAAAGCAGACGACAGCCAAGGCCAAGACGATCCAGACACAAAGAAACAGGACGACACCACTAACGGTCCAAAGAAACTAAGTGGTTATGCAGTAGTTTTCAATAGCCCAAGTAAAGACCTCGGTGGCTTTAAAGAAGTCGTTGATCCGCACGCATTCGACCACGTGGACTTATCAGACGTCTATATGGTTTCAAACCATGATTTTAGCCAAGTCTTAGCCAGCACCAAGGCCGGAACCTTGACCTTAAACGTGGATGATAAAGGCTTGCAGTTTGAAGCAACCTTACCCGATACGACCACAGCCAGTGATGCTTATAACAACGTCCAAGCTGGTAATCTATCAGCCATGAGTTTTACTTTCAATGCTGCGCCAGACGGTGACACGTTCACTAAAGACGACAGCGGACAAGTCATTCGTACCATCAAGCAAGTAAAGAGCTTGTTTGACGTCTCACTGGTAGCTATTCCAGCGTATGACGATACCAACGTCCAAGTGGACAAACGCAGCTACACTGAATGGTTGAAAGACCATGTAGAAGATCCAGAACAGCAACTACCACCAACCGAAAAACGAAAGGGAGTCAATCACATGACCGAAAAAACTATTATTGATAAAGAAGAACATACCGAATCTCGCGCTTACGAAGACTACATCCGCAGCATGGGTGAACAACGTGACGGCTTGACCACGACCACCGCTGGTGCGGTCGTTCCTAAAGAAGTTATCAATGACGTTTGGGACTTAAAGCAATCAGATTATGACTTGGCTAAATACGTCACTGTGAAGCAGGTCGGTACCCCAGTCGGCACCTATCCGATTGCCCTCACTAACAATGGCGTCTTAGCCACCAAGAAAGAACTTGCAGACGTGGCCGATGTTGACGCCAATATGTTTAAAGGCGTTGACTACAAAGTTGCTACCCGTGCTGGCAAGATTTATCTGTCTAATGAACTGGTAGAAGATAGTGAAGTTGATATTGTTGCCGAGGTTAAGAATCAACTCAAGAAGCTGGTACAAAACACGGACAACAGTAACATTATCAGTGTTCTGACTGGCAAGTCCACTACCGGTGATAACTTCAAGCACCTCACTGGTACTGGTCTCGATGACCTCAAGAAAACCTTCAATATTGAGTTGGACCCAGCACTGTCCTTGTCTGTTATCGTCAATCAGGACGCTTTCAACTACCTTGATACCTTGAAAGACAGCCAAGGCCGCTACTTGTTACAACCGTCCATCACGGCACCATCAGGCAAGCAACTGTTTGGGGCACCGGTGATCGTGGTTGCTAACAAAGTATTGCCGACTGATAAGGTAGGCACCTATCGAATCATCATCGGGGACTTTTCTCAGGCAATTTTCTTAGCCCAGAAGAACGAAGTTAACACCCAGTGGGAACGCTTCGATAGCTATTCTCAAGGCTTGGCTGTTGTCATCCGCAACGACTATGAAGTGGTTGATCCAGATGCTGCTCGAATTGTTGACATCACACCGGTAAAGGCCTAAGAGCATAATTTAGTGGGGTGTGCCTTAGGGTACGCCCCTATTTTTATAAGGAGATGAGCACATGAGTGTTACCACAGAAGATTTAAAGAAAGCACTGCGCATTAGTCACAGCGAAGATGATGCTATGTTGTCAGCCTACTTGTTGACGGCAAAGCAGTTCGTGATTAGCGCGGTTGACCAGACCCTTACGGATGAAAACTTTGGAGATGATCCTCGTTTTGACTTTGCTGTCTCGTTGTTAGCACAACACTGGTATATTAACCGTGGTGTCGATGGGGCAACGTATGTACCAGATAGCGTTGTGAGCATGATTCAGCAATTGCGAGGTGTTGACTATGCCACTGGTAAATAGCATCAGCCAACTGAATGAACCCATTACTTTAGTGAGCTACACGATGGGTAATGTAAATGGGGTTCCTGTGAGCAACGTCAGGAAAGAGCACTTCACGACATGGGCACTTGTGTTAAGCCAATATTTAAGCGAAGTGAGGGCGTCAGTTGGGACGAAGCTCGAAGATACGGTGACCTTTGTTGTTCGGTATGATCAGCCAGAAACCATCCTTAACTCATGGCGCATTGAATGGCAAGGAAAGAAGTACGACATTGTGAAACTGACACCGGACACAGCCAAAAAACAATGGACAACAATCATAGGAAAACCAGTTGCCAATAAATAAGTATTAACTTATAATTAGGATAGTCCTAGGCGATAAGCGGGCAGAACCGTTTTAACCGACGCACGGCATAGCTAACCGGTGGCGCATTTTATAGACCAAGTCAGATTGATTTCTCGTAGCAAGTGAAGAGCATTCCTCAACCCTCGCTGATACGATAGTCATAGTCTTCCTTGACTTGTTTCATTGTTTTTCATCTAAAGTAGCAATATCATTGGGCAAAGCGGGCAGAGATGCCCGTTTTTTTGTGTGCTGAGAGACGCATTCTGATGCAAGCTGAACAAGTTTAACTTGAGGTATGGTCGTTCTGGACAATAAAAATCGGTTAGGCAATCCGGAATTTCGGGATTGGCTCAACAAAGTCCGAAATTCTGACGTTCAAGAACGAACCAGCAAATTGTGGGTTCGTTGGGAAAAGGCAAGTCAAAAATATTGACCTGCTTATGAGAACCAAGTGACAAATATTCACCTAGTCAATGGATACAAAAATAGCCACCTCATAGCGAAGTGGCTATTTTGTGTTAGTCATGTAGCTTTTCTTGTAGTTTATCTCCAGCATTATCAATGCCCTTAGCTGCGAAGACTGTACCTGCAACTAAAACACCGCCAACGATGAGAGTACTAGCAACCATAAACTTAAATGCAGCTTTTAAAGCGTCCATAAAGATGGCCTCCTATCAGTCTTTTGATCTGCCAACAAAGAAGGAGACTACGGCAACAACAATAATTGCGCCGATAATTGAAGGAATCAAAGCCATTCCTGCCAGTTGTGGCCCCCAATGGCCTAAAAGTCCCTCACCAATTGCAGAACCCACTAATCCTGCAATGATGTTAGCAAACCAGCCCATCGATTTGCCCTTGCTAGTGATAGCACCAGCAATTGCACCAATAATAGCACCAACAATTAAAGCCCAAAGAAAATGCATGATAATTCCTCCTTTTTGGTTATATTGTCTCTATAGACGAACACAGTATAACATACAGTAGCAACAAGAGATAATAAAATAGCCGCCCATAATGGACGGCCACCGCCTGCCAAGCAGAAATGAACTCCGTGGTTTTCTCGTGGTTTTCTTTTATTGATAATCAATGATAACCAATGACAATCTGGTTAAAATAAAAACCAGTAACGACGCTGTTTTGACAACGTTTGCTACTGGTTGATAACGCTATTCTGGGTGGTCAGGGGATCGAACCCTGGACCCACGGATTAAGAGTCCGTTGCTCTGCCAGCTGAGCTAACCACCCATGCTGCTTATGTCTGTCGCGCTTCACGACTTAAATATAATATCATGTACCCCTTACTGGCGCAAGTGTTTTGCAAATCTTTTTTCAAAGAATGTGACAAAAAGCTGCCTGCTGCATTGTGTCATCAAGCGGTTAGGCAGCGATTTCGTCGGTTACTGGCAATTTGCTGATGGTCATTTGACGAGTGGTTGTTCACGCTCTTATTTCGTGATAATGTGCTCGCATTCGCCTTGCATGTAAAGACCTTGAAGTCGCATGACCAAAACTTGGCCATTTGGCTTCAAGGCCACTTACGCTCCGGTTTAAATGCGCTCCTGCTCGCGCTCACAAAAAAAGACGGCCATCGCCGCCTTATTTCACTAACTTATTCTAGAACAAAACATGAATGGATTGATTGCTGTTGATCAGTTTGATCGCCTTGCCAAGCATTGGACCGACCGAGATCTGATCTAAGCCTTCGAATTTGTGCTTAGGATCGAGCTTAATGGTATCAGTGATGACGACCCGCTTGAGTCCCAGATGCTTGATGCGATCAACAGCGCCACGGGAGAATACGCCGTGGGTGGCTGCCGCGTAGACATCAAGTGCACCTGCTTCACTCAGGGCTTTGTAAGAGTCCACGATGCGATCACCGGTATCGATTAGGTCATCAATCACGATGGCGTGCATGCCAGCAACGTCCCCGATAACCCCGATGTGCTCTTGATCGCGCTTATCAACAATAGCAATTGGCGTATGTAATTCTTCAGCCAATGCCCGCGCTTGTTTGGTACCACTGTGATCAGGCGCGATGACAACGACATTATCGCCAAGATCTAGCTTCTTGAAGTAATCGCCGATCAAGTGGTGGGCCTTGAGATGGTCAACTGGGATATCGAAAAAGCCTTGAATCTGATCCGCATGAAGTTCAACAGCAATGATCCGATTAACGCCATCCATCTCCAGCATGTTAGCAACAAGTTTGGCTGTGATTGGCTCACGGGAGCGCGCCTTGCGATCAGCCCGTGCGTAGCCATAATAAGGAATCACGACATTAATATGGTGAGCACTCGCCCGCCGCAACGCATCAACCATGATCATAAGTTCCATGAAGTTCTCATTAACCGGATCAGAGACCGACTGGATCACATATACATCAGCGCCACGAACACTTTCCGGTAGTTCAATTTGAACTTCCCCATCAGCAAAATGATTCACTCGAGCTGGCGACAGCGGTAGCCCGACCTCTTCCGCAATCTTTTCAGCTAATGGCCGGTTCCCATTAAGACTGAATAATTTTAATTCGTGCATCGATTTCTCCCTTTTTCGTATTTAACGGTCTGCACCGTCATTATACGAGAAAAGGCAAGAAATTGCGACTGATTATCCAATGCGGTAAAGTAATATCATAACATTTGCAGATTCATAAGCAGCGCTCCAGCAGGCGGCACCCCGGTCTCCGCCGTGCTTTGCCCTGACTGCAAGACTTGGAAATGGGAGGCACTGAGTCATGAAACAAAGCCATTTGATCGGCCTTGCAACCCCACTGTTATTATCGGCTGGCACGTTAGCGACCGCCGAAAGCTTTTATCAATATGCATTTCGCCGCATTAACTATATTCCAGACGCGCGGCGTTCGATGCAAAAGTATGCGGCTTCATATTATCGCCATGTCCACTGGGTAGAAAGTCAGGCCAATATTGAGGCATGGCATATGACAGCCCCAGATAATCAACGACTTGAAGCTCTTTGGTTGCCGCATCCCGGCAGTAAAAAAGCGGTGATTGTGGGCCACGGTTACAAAGGTACTGGGATTACGATGAGCAACTTTGCCCACATGTTTTACGATCTAGGCTTCAATGTCCTGCTACCAGACGATCGCGGGCATGGTGAATCGGATGGCCAATACATTAGTTTCGGCTGGCTGGATCGGCTGGATTATTTGGGTTGGCTGCAACGTATCATTGATCGAATCGGTGCAGACAGTCAACTACTGTTGTTTGGTACCAGCATGGGTGGTGCCACAGTTTCGTTGGTGGCAGGCGAACCCAGTTTGCCAAAACAAGTGAAGGCTGTCATTGAAGACTGCGGCTACACCGATGTTGAAACCGAGTTGGCCTACTTACTGAAAAAGCAGTTTCACCTGCCACCAATGCCATTGGTGCCACTGGCAAGTTTTCTTAACTATCGCCGGTTAGGTTATCCTCTACGGGTTGTCAACGTCCGCCAAGCACTCACCCGCAACCACTTGCCACTATTGGTTATTCACGGTGCGGAAGATGTCTATGTGCCAACGAAAATGGGTCGGCAAAATTATGCGGCTTCTGCGGGTCCTAAAGCCCTCTGGATCGTTCCGGGCGCTGCGCACGCGGAAAGCTACTGGATCAACCCGGAAGCTTATCAGGCACACGTCAAACGTTTTCTAGATATCTTTTTCTAACTGCCGCTTTGTAACCATCACAAAAATGGATCGTCTGAATGATCAACACCATTCAAACGGTCCATTTTAATGTCTAATCAAAAACGCGCAGCACTGTCTAGAGGTCGTCCTCATCATCTGCTTCAGCCTCATCGCGTTTTTTACTGAGCACATCGAATTGACGCAACATGGCCAAATTTGTCTCGATACTTTCCGGCCATTCCCAATGCTGAACATTAAAAACGTGCTTGAGGTGCGGACCGGCGCTGGCTGGCCACAATTTGGTCGTATAGGTCACTTTATCGGCAGCAAACACTTCTAGCAAAGCCTGACTTTGCAAATAGAAGCTGTCATTTTGGCCGCCAATCAGCATGAATGGCGGCAACTTGAGGTCTTTGGCAACTTGAGAAAAGTTAAGGTGGTCAGCCAATGCAGCATCGCCACCGCTCAGCTTATCAAGATAAAAAGCGGCCATATCGCTCATATCACCAGCGGCTTCTGGCAGTTTGCCAGGTTCAGCGACTGGGCACACCAAGGCCACCAAAGTGAAATTGAAATTAACCCGATCAACGCCAAAAAGTTCTTGCAGCTCTTCGCTTTGCTGAATGCAGGCCACTAGTGACGCTAGATGACCGCCTGCCGAGTCACCGGTCAATAGAACATGATCGAGATCAAAGCCGCGCTGCGGGCCAAAATGTGACAACCAACGTAAGCTAGCAAAGATGTCTTGAATCTGCCCGCGCACATCGACATCTGGCAGCAAGCGATACCCCATGCCCATCACGGCATACCCTTGACTCGCCAAATAGCGGCAATAATTTCGGTTGAGATTGCGATCGCCATAAAACCAGCCGCCGCCATGAACATCAATCACAGTTGGCAACGTCGCATTGCGGCGTTTTGCCGGATAATATAAGTTCAAGGTCTGCTGCGGGTCAGCAGAGTTTTCATACCGGTATTCCGTTTCCCAGTGGACATCCTCTGGCACCCGTTCATCCGCATAGCGTGCCTTATCGCGCGCTGCCGTCTGCGCCCAGCCTGCCTGAATTTTTGCTAAAATGTCATCATCTGCCATTACCAAGGCCTCCATTTCACCATGTTCAAATCGCATAAGAAAACCTCAGGGAAACCCGCCCTGAGGTCTTTTTAGTTAGTGGCCACTGCCACTT